TAAATGTAATAATCTAGCCAATACAATGCCAGATACATTCATTGGATGTTGATCATATTTAACACAAAAACTGGACAGAAATTTGTCCAGTTCTGTTGACATCTTCACTAGGTCTTTATCAGGTACCATATTTTATCTTCTTATAGTAAATATTACTGTAGTATGGTGTATTCCATTTTTTAACTCTTTTGAGTTTTATGGGTTTACCATTAGAATTCAATTCATCTTCTTCCCTAGAGTACCATAGTTTCTCACAAACATCAGCTGCAAAATGTCCGATATTTTGGCAATCGTCCATAAATTCTGCTTGGCCTTCTTCTGTATACTTAGGCAGTTGAGGCACATTATTTTTGCTGTGCTGTTCAACCTTAGGTGTTTCTTCGTTTTTAGGTTCAACAGGTTCAATGGGTGCAATCACACTCTGCTCAATTTTGTTTTTTGATGCAACATTAACATCTGATTTTTTAGATGGCATCGCAAAAACTACTACACAGAATAAAATGCCGACACCTGCGACAATATGTTTCCAGAATGTGCCAAGCACCAGAGCAATAATTGCTGCAAAAATACCGACTTGCAGAATATCTACTGTTAAACCGTAAAGAGCCAAATTGTCAAAAAAGTTCATAATATATCACCAATTAAATTTTAGTAACTAATGCAATTAACTTGAATTGGAACACTAATTGTTGTGGTCTCAACTTTTTTTGTTGCGTGTTGAATGTCAGGTTTCATTTTCATGTTCAAACATTCACGAGCCGCTGCGATTACTTGCTCACGTGACATTTCTTGTAACACAGGTTTTACTGGTTCTTTAACTTCTTGCTTGGTTGTACTACAAGCAGATAATACTACAACAAAAGGTAAAACTAAAAGTTTGCGATTCATAATAAATTTCCTTTATTCAGTTTGTGATACCATTCTACCACAATTCCATAAAGGTGGCAAGAATTATTTGCTGATCTGTTGTTTAAATACAACATTACTTTTTTGATTTGATATAATTGATAATTTCGTTTGCTTCAGGAAAACCTTGCTCTTGTTTAATGTACACGGCTTTCTCAATCATCTCCATATGCACACTTTCCAATTTTTTCAAGAAGTTATCAATTTCAGATTTTGTCAATTTTGGAAATTGGTAATAAGGTTGATGCCGTAACATTTCATCTTTTTTATTCACTTTACACCTGCCGATTCTTTTGCAACATTTTGCACTTTAGAAACACCGGCATCTGCAACTTTTGCCAAACCTGTAAAACCTACAGTATTGACAATAATGCCAAAAATTGTTCCTAGAATAAAATATTTCATTCGTACTCTCCACACAAAACAACGTGTTCGATATAAAGGTTATCTAAAGTTTCATCATCCATTTTTTGCAATTGATCAGAAGTGAAACCTTTAAAAGATAACATAAAAATTAAATCTTGGCGTTCAATTGTATCCATTAAAAACTCCTTGTTTTATATTACAAGTACCATTATACACAAGCCACAGAAAATGGCAATAATTATTTGCAATACTGTTGTTTCTACGCAACAATTAACTTACCAATTCCTTGATACTCCTCGACCGCATTCCGCAGTTTCCTAGACGCTACCTTGGGGTCTTTAGCGTGAATACTCGGTCCGTTAAAGACATACTCCAGACGATCCTGGTCGCTTGGGTTAGGGTTCAGGACTTCATTGAGATATAACACCGCATCTCTGGCATTATCAAATTCTTTCATTCCACGATTATTATGAATCGATGGTTTTGCTATGAATTTCATTTTTTAAACTTTCCATTTCTTTTTTTAAGGACCAAACCTCTTTATTTGTTTCTTCAAAGGTTCTCCACAACTTATCAAAACGCATATCATACAATTCTGAAAGACTTGCAGCAATGTTTGAAATATTATCTGGTGTTGGATCACGATAACCTTCTAAAAACATTTCTTGTACATCTTTCAAATCAGTAGTAACTCTCCAACAATCTAGAATTTGTTGTTCCAAATCAAATTGCTTAGTCGCAATTACATCAAATTTATTACCCATAATTAACTCCAAGTTCTATGATCTTCAGCAATATGCTCACTACCATCATATTCTTCAATGTGCCATTTAACATTATCAGGAACTTCTACAACCACAAGTTCGGATGCCCAACCATCGGCACGATCACCGAGTTCTTCAACCACAGCGACCAAATCCGGATCTGACCTGTCCTCATGAAAATCATATTGTGAAAGACAATGATCTTTTTCACCAACATGGCCTTTACAATAATATTCATATCGTTCTTGGCCAAAAGAAACTTTATCAATAACAATTTCAAAGTCAATACCCTTGCGGTGAAGAAGCCTCTCAAATGCTTCATTTGACAAACCAAATCCACCAAAGCAACGATTAATAACAATTTTCATTTTATTCCTTTAAATGGTTAGGGACATATTTGCTGTTGTTTAAGAATGAGCGTTGCGGAACGCAATTCTCCCTATTGCCAATTAAGCAGCTTCTTTCACTTGTTCAGATTGAACAGTTTCTACAACAGGCTGCTCTTTGGCTTTCTTTGTAGATTGTGTTTGAGCTTTTGTTTGAATGAATCGACCATTCTTATCGAATTTATCGAAATTGACGAGCTGGTATGCTTTTACTTTGCGACCATCTTTGATCACTTTGACGATACCGCCATCTTTGCGAATGTTGTAGATGTTGGTAGACAAACGATAGAGAACTTTCTCTTGATCTGTGCCTACAAACACCGAACGAATTTCATCAGGAGTTACAGGTTTGCCAGAAAGCATAACTTGTGTAATTTTTTCGTGACGATTTACTTTACCTTTACGAATCATAGCCATTTTTATTTCCTTTTCAAGTTTAACATAATAAAATATAAGGGTACTACAAAATCAAGCATTTGGCAAGCCTTAGATTGGCACATTTGCCGTTTCTGTTGCTGCTGCTTGATTACTTGTATTCGCAGGCGATTCTACGGAACTATCAACCTTCGAATATAAGTCCAGAAATGCCATCTTTGTTTCTTCATCGAAACGATTGACGCATAATGTAATTGCTTTCATACGGTCATTAAAGATTTCGTATGCTTTTGCAATATGCACCAGACGGCGAGTTGAGATCATTTCATCAGTTGCGCCTTCATCATATGAACGGCGTACAACATCAGCCCATTGAATTAGATGATCTACGAATTGCGAATCTTTGATCAATGGTGCAAGAATTTTCTTCTCTGTTTTTGCATCAGGATATTCCTGTTCAACAGTAATAGGAAAACGCTCAAGAAATGCATCATCAAGAATTTGAGACAAATACTTGCCTTCATCTGAGCCACGGCCTTTTGTGTTTGCTGTTGCAATTACAGTAAAGCCGTGTTTTGCATGAACCATTTCACCAGATTTTTTGTTGTAGTGTGGTTTGCCTTCCATAATGCCTTGCAAGCACATGAGTTTATTTGAACCACGATCAACTTCATCAATAAGAAGGACGGCGCCACGCTTCATAGCCTGTAAAACAGGACCATCACGATAAACAACATTACCATTCACTAGCGTAGGACCGCCTAAAAGGTCGGACTCATCTGTTTCAATACTGATATTAACACGGATACATTCCCGTTTTAATTCGGCGCACACTTGTTCAACCATTAGTGTTTTGCCGTTACCAGAGAGTCCTGTAACGAATACAGGATAAAATTGTTTCGAATTGATAATGTTTCGTAGGTCTTTGAAGAAACCAAACGGAACATAATCAGGGAATTTCTCAGGCACACAAGAATCAGATTCATCAATAAGTTTAGGTTGCCGAAATGACAAGACTTGAGCCATGTCAACAGTAGCAAGTTCTTCCTCTTGTTCAACAATTTCTTGCTTTACAACTTTTTCACCAGATGCAGGAACTTTGTATTGTCCACGACCAAAGCGATATTCAGATTTGGTCACCAACCAATACGGATACGGTGCACCAGATTCGTTTACAATCCGTGTAATGTCATCACGGCTTACAACTGCCTTTGCACCAAAAATCTTTTCACAAGCAACAACAAATGATTTTGCGTTCTTATTCACTTTCTCTCCTTAGTTAAGCCGCTTTTTTCATAAAATATGAATCTAATTTTGTCCAACCAGATATGGGTGGATTACTACTAAAATCAAAGAAATACCATGCATGGTATTTCTTTCGAAATAATGGTTGTATTGGCATATAGTACCATTCACCATCTGTGAAAACATAAAAGAATTCTACACCAGAATCATAGTAATGTTTGTAATAACTAAAATAATCTTCAAATTCTCTTGCATCAACATTTTTTTCTTCACGATCACGGCCATAAAATGTGGTCATGTTTTCAATTCTTTTCGTTTGTTCAACAGACAAACCAATAGTAGCGTGTTTTTCGCCAATCTCAATACCAAGTGATGATATGCTGCCTAAAGAAACCAATTCTTTTACTTTTTTAAATGTGTTGTAATTGTCCAAAAGAATTCGGCCGTTGTTTTCTGGATATCCATCCCAATGGCAATAAACCGAATAAACTTTACCATTTTGAAAATAACCAATTGCGCTACGAGTTGCCATATTTTATCTCCAATTAATCCAACAAAACCATGTATTCTTCTGGAAACTCTTTTCTAAACCAATCTAAACCTTTGCGTACACCTTTGTAATCACCGAACATCTCACAACCTTTAATTGTGTCATAAACTGCGACTGCTTCAGGTGTCAAGGTACATGATTCACCAGAAAATGGGTTGGTAACAACTTCTGATTGTGTACCAACAAAAATATCTTTAAATGGCAATTTCATAAAATCTCCGTTCTATCAATTATAAAATAACTTCTCAATCACAATTACCAGTATCAATCATAACACAACCACACCAGAAGGCAAGAAAAACTTTTGGTATTGTTGTACCAAAACAACAGTTATGCACCGCACCAATTAATACTACCAAAATCAAGTTTATAAACATTACCACGAGCAAAGTTTCTTGCCGGTCCTGTCCATCCTGCCGGTTTAAGAATATCGCCAGCAGCAAACTTTCCTACTGGTTTACGGCAAATAAAAGAATGTACGCTACGCTGATGGCCACCAAAACTGGTGGTAATCACTTTGATATATTTGCTGCCAACTTCAAAATGTAGAGTTTTTCTAAATTCTTCTTCCATTCTGATTCTAACATCTGTAGGACTTTGCAAAGTCCATCTGGAATAATCATTTCGAATATGATCCAGATATTCCTCAAGACCTAACATAACATCGCTCGCTGCTTTCATATTCATCTCCGATTAAAGTGTAACAGATTCAAAACCGATGTTTGCAACAAACTTAGTCACACCATCTTCCCGCATAACCACATCACCGACCGATACACTATGCATCGGCAAAAAGCGAGTAATTGATTCACCGAGTTTTGTTTTAGGACCAAGGTTGCCAACTTCAAACACACCTTCGAAATCGTTGGTTTCAATTTCAGCGACCTTCTCATACAAACTAAAAGCCTTTTGAATTGCTTCAGGAGTAGGATCCATAATTGTGTCCAAACTCAATTCACGCAAATCACGGTTTTCATATTGATCATCGGACAGGTTGATTTGATAAACTGTAAATTTCATATTTTCTCCAATTGATTTACTATTCTGTAAGTATAAGCCAAGTGGTATAGAAAGGCAACAAAAATCTTCACTTCCGTTGTATAGAAACAACACTCTGTTGTATAAAAACAACAGGTTTGGACTTCATAGGACCAACCAGGTCAGTATGCATAAGCCGTGAAGGTCCTTGCATCCTGTCTTAGGCAGGTCGTCTGGATAGACACCGGAGACCTTTGACCACGCCGATGAGACCTAGGTCCACGATAGCGGATCTTATAATAGATACCAAAAACAGAGTTAAATTTTCGAAATTCATCAAGATAAGAAATTGGGATATTTGAGTAAAATGCTCGAACATTTGGATTTTTGTTTTGATGCATTTTCATAATTTCACTAATATTTGGATTTTCCATATTTTCGCAAATCATTATTTTTGTACCTTTGCACATTGAAATTTTGTATTTTTTGCTTCGTTTGCACCACTTTGGATTAGAAAGTTATGCCGTGTTTTCATCTCTTGTGAGCATTGCTCTATTGTTTGAAAGTTTGCAATTACTTGCCGGCTCATCATTTCACCCGTTGGTGTGAACAACATCATTACCAGTACCCATTCAGACATTACAAATCTCCGAATAATCAATTATTGGTTCAGCAAATTGAATTGCGCCTTCGTACTCTAATTGTGATTTCTCAAACTGAGACATCCAATCGGCCGCTTCGAGACCGTACCCAATGATGGTTTCTTGAAAGTAGTCCGAATTCTTTTCGATTTCACTTCGTACCATGGACACCACTTCGTCCAGATCCACATTAGTCGGCACACCTAGGATCTTATAGCACGATCCGCCTTTTGCTTTCCAATAGGCATCTGGTCCTGTGCCAATTGAACCATCCTGATTCCAGGCATAATTCTCATAGCATTGGGTTTCAATCACAAGCATCATAATCTACACTCCATTGGTAATAATATCCATAATCTTCATCGATACCGTAATCCTCAGCATATTCATTGATCACATAACCAACATCTTTGACCGGCATATTTAAAATAGATGCAATAGTAGGTGCATCCAGTCCTTGGCGATACAATTCACATATTTCGGTCACTAAACTTTTAAACATTCCCACAATAATCTCCTTAAACTAAATCAACTTGAACATCATAACCACGCTTATTGCCAGAAAAACCTGTCATATTCAAACCATGACGGCGGCGCATGGCAATATCCATCAGAGATTCCCAAACCGCAACTCTCTGGTCGACCTGTTGAAAACGATTACCCATTAAATCTTTTACTTGGCAATCACCAATTATAATTCCGTTAATCACCGTACGGAATTTCTGTGTGTTCTTTAATCCTTCAATAATTACTTTTGTTCTCATTGTTGTTCCTTATAAGATTCGATATGCTTACACTTGTTTCGATACATATAACCCACACAATTACAGGTTAACTTACCAAATTCTTTTTTGACCAGATATGTCTTACCGCTTGAACCGGTCACTTCAAAGCTGGTAACATTATTTGCCTTTTCTTCTGGCTCTACAGCCACCGTTTTTGCAAATGCCTCCAGACCTTTGTGTATCGCTTTGACAAACTTACGGCGCCGTGTATCGATTGCTCTAGGTTTATCAAATATCTCAATTTCTTTGCCGTGCCATTTTGCCATTGCATACACATTGGATTTACCGTCAAAAAGATAGGTGTGGTTCGGTTGCCGATACTCCACAATCCACTCTGTGACTTCTTGGTATACGCTCAGTTTCATTAGAATGTGTTTAATGTTGGTTGATATTCGGTGATCAATTGCCGCTCCCGCTGGTATGCCGCTTTACGACCTCGCACCACTTCTAGGACTTCGTATTGCAATTTTACTTCCGAGTTCTCACGTATAAATTGATAAATTGACCAGTCCTTAGATTCACGGTTAGCTCGGGATAGGTGCTTTTGAATACGAACCTTAACAGACCGTAGAAAAGCACGGCCGGTACTAACAGTAAGGCCAATATAAGTGTCGCCAGTATCTTCAGCACTAATTTGATATAGAACATAGTTCCTGTCATTTCTTCGCTTTCTCATTAAGTTAGTTTACCTTCACTTTGCATTTCGTAGAATAGGTCACGGAGAGCATCATCAGAAAGATTATAATACCGCTCTTCGAGCAAATCACGGACTAATGCAAACATATCAGACTTTTTAAGCTTACGAATGTCCGCCATTTCCACATCGATCATTTTCTGTATAACTGACACAGTACCTCTCCTATTCATAATGGTACTACCTTATCACAACCAGACCAGAAGGCAATGGAAATAGTGTACCAAATTGGTCAACTGTTGTAAAAAAGAGACAAATCATATACCAAGAAAGATGGCAACATTAAAAACTATGAAAAATAACAATATAAACAATGTAAGCAAGAGAGAAAAATCTACCAAGTAAACAAATAATGGAAATTTATTCATAATCATATTCCTCATCAAAGAATTCAACCTCGACAACCGTATTAGATTTAAGAGATAGTTTAGAAGAACCACCGTATTCTACCGCTTCAGTCTTAGAGGACTTAATGTAATCAATACCACGATAGGTAAAGGATTCACCGATATCTACAAAAGAAAACAAAATTTTAACCATAAGTACTTTAATTTAACCTCGCATAATAATATAAGAAATAAACCAGAAAAACATCAGAAACTATCACAAAACCAGCGCAAAGCGTGTCGCAGATATGGTGCTATGAATTGGTCTAAGACTTTATCCGCAATTCTCCAATCGATCCTACCACTTCCAGAAGGTATTCCGCATATCACTTCTGCTCATAACAGAATACCCGCATTTTAGATTCTGCTTGCTTTAGAGCCTTTGTAAGCTGTTCCCGTTTAACCTCGCACTCTACCTTGCTATTGAAGGTATCATATACGGTGCTATTGCTTGGCAATTGCAACCAGATGATCAAAGCCCACTTCATTCAAGATCCCATGGTTTCATTACGATTACAAGAGCAATGCAACCTATGATTAATACTACTATTGAATAGATTAGAGCAAAAATTTCTGTATCTGTCATATTAAGCTGCTTTCATGAGAATGGTTGGATATTTTACGAAACCTGTGGAGTCTTTTTTTGCTTTACCTTTTGCATACAGACCGACCACTACACCTTTTGGATCAGTAAAGCGGAGGTCGGACTCATCGCCATTATATACAGGAAGACCTTGATAGGTTTCTGGCATTGGTAGGGATTTCTTGATACCGAAAACGGTGGCGATATTGTAACCTTGCACGATTGCCTTGGATACGTCTTGGTCGTTACCATCAGCAGCAGAAAAGGTTAGATGATAATTTGGTATGCTTTTGATTTTACGATTAAGCATCTTGGTGTAATCATAGAAGGTTACCTCAGGAAATGCAAGGAAGATATTATCGAAGCTGTGACCGTTACGGGTTACTGGATACTTTTCGAAAGCAATATCAGAGGTGCCATTCAGGCGAAATACCGAAATAAGACCTTTTTTCTGACCTTGCTTAATACCTAATTCGATATCCTTGACCAGCTCGGTAAAGAATTGAGTACGGTTCTGGAAGAATAACCTGGTCTTCCGAATTCTTGCCTGCTGAATGGCATTGGTGGTTTCACCTTTTTTGATCATACCACCACGACCAGCTGTATTCAAGCAAGCTGCCGTGCAACCTTCGGTCCGCTTAGGACAGGTTTCGAAGCCTGATAGGTTAGCAGGTGCAAGGTGTAGAATAAAGGTCAAATAACCTTGCTGCTGACCTTTGAGGGTCTTGGGATTGCCGGTTGATAATAATTTCATGGTTACTCCTTAAATGCTGCTACAATTTTATCCAGGATCCGCTCAGCGGTTTCCTCATGCTCTTCGCCATTGAGACCACCGCACAACCTTGCTTCCTCCAGTACGTCATACAATAGATCGAATTCTTCTTCCGTTAACTCTATGCTTTTACTCATCTTTTTCCTTATTAAAGTACCACTATAATACCACCTTGCACCGTTGGCAAGCAAAGTAGCATTATGGTGTTGCTTTAAAACAACACCAACCGATTAAGCGGCAACCTTCGTAATAACCGACCACTTATTGGAACCCTTCACTTTACGCTTTTCACGCTTCAAGGAAGGAGATTGCAGCTTCGCCAAACGCTCTTGGAGTTTAGCAATACGTGCTGCTTTCTTGGACTCACGGTCCGCCTGCTTCTGCTCCTTAGCAGCAGCTTTAGCATCAAGTGCTTCACGACGCTCCTGCTTTGCATCTAAGCGGAGCACCGCTATTTTGCTTTTCTTCGAAGCGATAAGAAGGCGGAGGGTTTTTAGATCCTCACGTGCTATCTTGAGTGCTTCTTGGACTAGGGTTGGGGTTTTAGTGGTTTTCATAATGTAAAATCTCCGTTTGATTGATTAAAATTCGCTTTCGCAACAAAGTCAATTCTACTCGGATTGGTGGTGGTTACAAGCGGATCCGTTGCACCTGGTGAAAATCCGCTGGTACTTGACCGGATTGCTCAGGTATTGGTCGCATGGGGTAAGGGCGGATCCCGACCGGATTGGTCAAGTATTCGGCTGCTCGGAGATTCAACGGTGGCACGGTTCAGGGGAGATAGAGAGGACAAAGCTCGGAGAGCAGCTCTAGATGGGGCACGGCTCGGACTATGGTAAAATCTCTCTGGAAATTAAGCCTGGTATGAGCAGTATTAGAAAAAAGCTCTGGTAGGTCAAACCACGAATTCAGTAACTTTTTTTCTAAGCCATTTCCAGTAATTTATCGAAAATTCCAAAACTCTCATTCCTAAAATTTTTTCCAGGAGGTTCCTCAGGATTTTTCGAATTTTCTGGAGTATACTTAAAGTACCTTCTACCAGGAGATAGATAATCTTTATTCTCAAGGGTCTTAAAGACATGGCAGTTAGCACAAAGAGTCTGCAAGTTTTCTTCTCGGTGATCCGTTGGATTGCCGTTTATATGGTCTACTTGCAATTGTGCTTCTATTTGAATCTTATACTTACACTTAAAGCCTAGTCTACCATCTTTATTCTCACAGTAATTCTTTCTGTATATCTTATACTCCCAGCCATCTATACCGTAATTAATAGAATGGTGCATCTGACATTTTTTTCGGAATAACGGAGTTCCATCTGCACGATAATTGCCCATGTGTTGGCCTGGTCTATTACAACCATCTACAATACACCTTGGTCTTAGGTGTACAGGAACATCTATCTTTTTCATTCTTCAACTCCAAAATGTTCTTTAATCTCGTCCCTGATTTCTTTCAATGCGGCATAGGTCCATTCGCAGGCCATTTCGCCAGCGGCACTATTACCAACAGGAATCCGATGTGTTTCAATCTTGTCGATACATTCTCGCACAATCAACTCTGCAAACTGCTCTTGATCAAAATGTCGACCATCAAGTCTCAAATCCCAACATTGAGATGCTAACTCTTTAATTCTTTCATTCATTCTACCACCTCTTCCCAATGTCTGCAATAGAAATGTTCACCCATCTTATCAATCTCTTTTTCTGGATATCCTTCTGAGATGAGCCATGCTTTCTGTTCTTCCCAATTCTCAAATGTCTTTGGAACAACTTTAGGAAATCCATATTTCCATCCACCTGGTGGATCAATCATATGTACCTTTTTTGTGTCCTTCATTTAATAACTCCCTCCTGATTCGGTAAATCGTAGCAGATAATAGTAGACTTCGTATGGATCGGTTTCGAAATACTCCTTTGCGGTTTTACCATCAAAGGCCTTATTCGGTGAACTCCACCATTTCTCTATATTTTCTGGACCTAAAAGATAGGTCAGCATAAAGTCGCACCTTTCTCTGAGTTTCTTAGGAGAGACCTCTGCGATTGTTTTAGGTTTATGGGTTTTCATCTGGTATTCTAATAAAGCGTCCAGCGGCCGGAAGGGCGCTGAAAAACTAGAGAGGTATTCTGTGGGTTCATAATATAAGTTTCGATTAATATTCTGATTCTAATAATGTTCTTGATTCTACATCAAAGTACTTCTGTATGGCCGACTTAGAAAAATCAAGTGTAATGAATTGACCAAGGTAATGCTCATCATTATGAGATCTGTATATCTTGGCAACCCATATATTAGTGTGTGTTACGTTATTGACTTGTCCTACAACCAAACCACTTTCTGTATTGTAGTAGTAATAACAATTCACACTATTGCCACCATCTCTCCAATCATATTTCATTTTATAATTTTTCTTTATTATCTTTGGTTGTAATAGGTGTAATTCCCATGCCTGTTGCGATTACACAGTATAGTTCATCCATTACTTTCTCCACCAAAGTCCATGAACCTTCTTTTGGATTTGCAAATAATGTAGTGGGAGAGTGTCTTATCATCTTTTCGTTAAGAATTCTGGTGGAAGACATATTAAACATAGGAACTTCTTTGTGCTTCTGCAACAGATTCTTTATTTGTTTTTCGTTCATACAGTAAACTGAGAATTCTACGGTGGTCTCCTCCGAAGGATATGCCAGAGATGGAATTAATGCCAGAAGTAGTAGGAGTTTTTTCATTTGTCAATCATTTTCTCTAGAGTTTTACCAAGAGCTATAATGATGCCTATGATAATTCCAAAACTTATTGCTGTGTAAACTAAACCTATTATTAGATCAGCCATTTTTATACCACCTTATCTTTTATTCCGAGATGTTTTTTATTATATTCTTCTTCTGTTATTTCTTGAATCTCAACTTTGTTATTGAATGATTCTTGGAATTTAAGTTCAGATTTCATATTGGCTCCTCTCACAGCGATATCAAATTTAAATCCACCTTTGAGAGTAACAGATACTAGAAAAAAATGCCCGTGACGATATTTCTTCTCTAGTTCAGTTTTCTCTGTTTTGGTTTCTTCGGAGGTCATCAATAAAATCCAATAATCTATCTTTTGAAATGTGAATTGTTTGTCTTGTTATATCAATATTATGTTTTAATAAAAGTTTGTCGAGATCATCAATTTTTTCTGATGTGCAATCAGATACAGGTTTATCCATGTTAATCTCTAGATCTTCTTTTTTCAACAACTATAGTAGTGCTTTTTTCTGCATCTAAAGAATCTTTAAATTCTTCTTTTTCTTGTATCAGTTCTTTTTTATTTTCTTCTGACTTTTCAGATAGTTCAACTTTTTCGTTTTTTTCAAAAGACAACAAACAAATAAATGCGGCTAACACCCACCAAACAGACCAATCGAAAACTTGAATCATGTATACGGTGCCAAAAATAATTATTAGGTTGTATATCAAAACAGAAACAACTGATAAATTTTTATTCATTTGTTTTCCTTATCATCTTTCCACCAATTACTGTATGTGCCCCACTTTCTGAAACACAAAGTCAGACCAAAACTTATGGTCATGAATATTGAGAAACAAATTAAAAATGTGACCAATTAACATCCCAACTGTTCTAATGTTTGTGTTAATAAATCGAACTCGATTATATCCGATTCTGTATAATCAAGATCTAATGATATCTGCTCTGTGAGTGGCCAGAAGAATTCGATTTCAATTTGTTGCCAGTTCATATCTCATCATTTCTTCATAGGTGTAACTTCTACGCATAAATTGTGAACCACCTCTCAGATAACAAGATTCGAGGTCTCCATCACGGCGGCGATCAAATATAACTTTAAAATCTACATTGTTTACCTTCTTAAAAACATCTACAATTTCGGCAACTGATTTCGGATCACCATATGCTAGATTATGCACTTTGTTTGTTGGTTTGTCAAGCGACCTCATAATTGCGGCACAGATATCATTTACATGGACATACTCTCTCATACAAGTACCATCGGTAGTATTATAATCTCTACCATAAATGCGAAACTCGCCGGTATCCATTGCATCGATTAATTTCGACATCAGGCCATCTGGATTTGTGGGAGGAAAACCATCAGTACCAATAACATTGTAAAAACGAAATATAGTGAATTTCTTTGCCATTGCAGAAACGATATCTTCTGCGGCTCTTTTTGAAAATCCATATGGAGAATTTGGTTCACTTGCTGCGCCAGTCGATGCAAAAACAAAATGATTTGTATCTACATTATTTAATAGTTTGAATGTTCCGTTTATATTTGTGTCGTAGTAACGATATGGTTCTCTTACTGATTCACCAACACGGACTAATGCAGCCAAATGTACAACTGCATCATATTTTTTTCCTATGTGTGGGCCATACTTCACGAAAGTGTCGTTATTGATATCGACTATAAAATGTGTTTCTGATCTTTCACCTTTGATGTCTAATGTATGTACGGTGTTTCCATCTTCTAACAACATTTTAACCAAATGTTTTCCGATATAACCTTCTGAACCAGTAACTAATATTTTCATTGTTGTTGCCTCAAATTATTTCTTAGTTGATCAATAATACCCTGTATCTCTTTTCTTATTGGGTTAGATTCTGGTATCCATACTATGATGTGTTTGAGTAATTTTAATAACTCATTAGGATTCATAAATCTTAGACCAAGTTTTCAGTTTAATTTTTTTCTGGCCTGTGGCTAATTGTATAGAAGATTTATCTACAATATCATTTTCTATCATCAATTCAATCATAGCCATTAAATCACCAATTTCTTCTTCTAATCTTTGTTTGTTGGTGTTTCCATTGTATAGTCCATCAAATCCAAAACGAAAGACTTTGCTAATTGCTTGCGTCACTTCGGCACATTCTTCTTGTGCGATTAATAAAATTTCTTTAACATTATTATTCATTTAACAACTCCGGTTTTGAGTTTCCATAATCACATATAAATTGTTCAGCAATATCTCTCGCTTCAAAAGAACTGCTAACATACTCTTTCTTTATTAATTCATATCCTACATACATTGAAATTTCATATCTATTTTCGATGAATTTTATGTCGGCTCTTCTCAAATCACTCATGTCTGATTTCATTTTAACCTCCTAAAAATGCGTAGGCTTTTGCCATCTCATTTGCTTTTTCTTCGTTCTTAAAGAAAAGTGTACCAACGATTTTGTCGTTAATACACATTTCTACTCTATAAGTTAATAGGTATGATTCTTCTATTATGATAATTGCGGATCGAGAACCGGTAATGTCCGTATAACATATCAATTCTCTTTCCTTTGTCATCATACAATTAGTCCTATGAATCTATTTAAAACTACTCGGTTGGACAATCTATTACCAGCATATTTTTTGAATGCTGATGTTAGTGACCTAGTTGATGCATTTTCTTTTACAACAAATTCAACATCATCATCAGTATCTAGGCCTTCTGCTCGCAACAAATAATATTCATCATAACCTGCTGTTGTGATAACAGAATATTTATTCGTACGGAAATTCAATTTCAGAGAAGATGTATCAACTAAATCTGGTAATAAATTCCGTATTTCATGATTAAAATCACGACCAGACAGAATGTAAAAACCTACAACATTGCAATTTGTACGAGCTTTCAATAATTTAATGTATGCTGCGGTTAATTCTTTGGAGTGACCATATCTCAACTGTGAAACATATTCTTGATTTTTGGTTAAAGGATCTCTTAATACTAGTGTTAATTCTTTACGCCATACACCATCAATATCAAGAGATTCATCGTTGTATCCATGTACAATATCTTCACTTTTGTCATCTCTTGTTACTTTTGTCCATACTTTTTCACAATTGTGTCCGTCACCGTCAGTTAAGAATACAGTATTAACAATTTGTAGTTTATAGTCTTTTTGGAATTTAGGAATAATTTCCATAGCGGCCATAACTGTTTCATTAAGTGGCGTTGAACCTAAATGCATAAAATCTGGACAAAAATCTTTTCTTCGGTCACCAAAAGTTAACA